CATACTCTAGTTTACCATCCCAAGGTAACTGATCAGGACCACGAAGTACATTCGCACCTAGACACTTACATCTTGCAAAGTTAACCATTGATGAGTAGTCTTGTGAAATCTGAATACTCATTCCATTTTGTACCATGTCGAAACACATCTGTACAAAATTCTTTAAAAATATAAATGAACATCCTCTACCTGGTAAACAGAATACAATCTTCTTACCTTTCATTCTTGCTTTGATTGCATCATAATCCCATTCAGGTTCTTTAGCCTTCTTGGGAGGGACTGTCTTAACAGTAAATCCTTTTGCCATAACGTTTTGTAATTACAATTCAATTATACTTGATTATATGTATAATGTCAATAATTAATTGAAATGATGTAATTACCGAACTAAGAATATAACGTATCAAATCCCTTTCTACTTAAATTAATATTAAAACTTACACTTACTCTTTCATGATCAGTTTGATTTTCTAAAGTATAATGTTTTAACTGGCCAGGCCATAAGAAGATCATTCCATTTTCTAATGGCATTTTTATATCTCCTTTTTCAATTATTTGACACAATAACATATTACCCTGCAGTTGATTATGCATATTACAGAGTATTAAATTACCATCATTACCATTTGTATCTAAGTAATAAACTCCAGATATATCTGCAGGACCATGAGAATGTACTCTTGCACATCTACCTTTATTCGTCTTTGTCATCCATGATTCTGCTATAACCCATTTAACAGTACCATCCGTATTATACTCACCATATAGAGACTTAAGAAATTTATCAACTGTTTTGTTTATAAGATTAATAGTTTTATTACACTTATGAGTAACTAAGAAATTGGTACTAAATGGATCTTCATTCAATATCATATAACTTCCCATATCATTAAACTTTAATTCATTCTTAGCACAAGTAAGTTCTTTCTGTACCTCTGTATATTCATCATCCTGTGCTTCATCTAAAAAGAGAGGTAAAGGGAATATTGGATTTACACCTCTTTCCATTAATATGAATCCTCTTCCCACTCTGGTTTGTTTAAAGTAACTCTGCCTGGTCCTCCAACGCCGCACTTAGGCCCTAGTTTAATATATGATAAGTCTCTCTCAGTATAGTCTGTCTTTAACAACCCTACCATCACCTTTAACATCTCCCATGTCTCTTCAAATTCGTCTTCAGGAAGATTGGCATAAAGACATCTATCTTGTGCATAGATGTGATAGGTAGTTTCGTCGTACATCATGTGTTATCGTCCTTCACTTATTATATATCAATATCCACATAATTGCAAGTAGGTAAAAAGGTAGTGAAGGGGGGTTTTACCTCGGAAAAATTTTGGCGATTTTTATATATACATCTCGAATTGTCACCTCTGTAGGTTAGGGTCTCTATCTTTTTTTAGCAACGCCCCACGGCACGGCATCAACGAACAACGCATAATACTGTCAATACGCATATAACAATTATAGCATATTCGTGCCTTAACTGTCAAATAGCACCCACACAGTTTGTAACAATAACTCTGAGCAAACTGTCGGTCTTAAGTATCTACCAACTGACAGGATTACTCATGTCTTCGATAACACTTTTGCAGCACTCATTGTCTTGTAATTCAAATACTTTCTCCCAGCTAATATCATGGGGGTTAAAGTCACTTAGTGTCTCTAATTCCAACGTTATTCTATACTTACTCTTTGACGCTTGACTGTAAAGAACTGACATGGAATTAGCCTTGTGTAAGTGTTACTGAGTTAGTCTAACATAACGGAGAGTTACTGTCAACTAAGTATATGATATTTATGTGGAAAACTTAATACAAACGAACTAAAACTATCGGTTTAAGTTTATACTGAACTGGTTTGTTATTATATCCACAAAATTACATCGAGGGTCTTGTAATTTAAGCGAGTTCGTGTTATAATCGACTCGCTAAGATCACTATAAGAATGACACTTTATCAACACTATTTCCACACTATTTGATACCTTTTCCACAGATTAACTCCCCATTGTTGATAACTTGTGGAAAACGATTAGAAAGCATAACTATATTTAATTTGCTATTTATTAGACCAAAATAACATTAAAATAGAAAGTTTTCCACAGAAAGTGTTAGAAACTGTGGAAAACCTCATTAATACTTAGTGGCTATACTACTCTGTAAGACTGTTAGTTAACTGCTGAATCTTCGCCCAATAAAATCTTTTATCCCCCTCTGATATACCCTCTTGATTGTATGCTTTATCAAGACAATCTAGACTCTCTAAATGTTGTTTACTTACAGGACTTCTACCATGTCGTGTATAGTTTTGAGTCATGTATTTGTACCTGCTGTGAGTAAAGAATCAACATAAGATTGCTCCTCCTCAGTATTACTATCAGACCCTAATTGATCTTGAATTGTTCTTACTTTCCAATCGTATTTGGCTACTGATTGTTTACACTGAGGACATGTTAATCCGCTGAAGTTAAAGTGATATATCCTTATAATATTATCACATTCTGGGCATACTAATTGCTTCCCATTCTTGCCCCCTCGTGTATACCTAGTGACATTACAGTTGTTGATAGTTTGAGTCTTAAAATCGGCGGCGTTCGCATCTCGTCTTGGGAGGGAATTTGAGTTATTCATTAATACTTTCCTCCTTGTGATTAGGGTAACTAATTTCCATAAACTTGGGGAATCTGTAATTATAATCTATTACTAACTCTTTGTAAAATTGCTCGTTCCATTCATACTTAGTCATTGTCTTCATTGTTATTTTGCCTCCAAGATTTTAATGAATACGTCATCAACTAAGGGATGAAATTCATGGTCGGTTTCTAATAATGTTTCATACAATCTACTCATTTGATGTAACTCATCGTATGAAAGTGTGAGTGAAACATTGTTACTAACTTCAATAGGATTAAGATCATTCATTGTTAACAACCCTCCGAATCATGGGTATATACGTTATCATCTGAAGCCACCATATTACCTACTAATGTATCAACTTTATCTGCATAATCATCATCTGTAACTGTACTTATATCACCCTCTAATTGTTGGGGAGTTATTGTTACTTTTGGTTCTGCAAATTGTCCTTCCCAGTTATCAGCAACTTCCTCTAATCTCTCAAGGATATTATCAACATCCTCTCTACATTCAGGGTCATAACCATTACTATCAAGTGAATTATATCCCTCCAATATGAAAAGAATTGTGGAGATTTCACTACCAGATAATGTTACTTTGTGCATTGAATCTTCAAATGTCATTGTTAGTTTACCTCCTTAAGTGTGATGAACTGATGTAAATTAGAGTGGTCTACGTTATTATCAATGAACTTAAAATTATGTATCCGATTATATACATCATTGATATAGTTCTCGGTTGATATTACTTTCTTAAGGAAAGTCTTACCATTTAATGTTAGTATCTGTAGAACATGATCATACAGTTTAACATTAGCACGTGTTTTTGTAGGATAGTAATCAATAACTACTGCTCCTGATTGTGATGTGATTTGCATTAGTTAGTACCTCCGATTGGGTGATGTTCTGATCTCTCGACTGCTACGATTTCACCAGTTGATTGATAATGAGCATCTGCAATATTACATGCTTCATTATAACTTTTAACGAACTGATTAGGTGAAGTAAATACGATAAACATTACTTAGCACCCCCAAAATAGTAGTCTTGATTATAAAGATATGAGACAGAATCGTCATCATAACCTATAAACATTTCATCAAATAGTTTGCTACCAAAGTTTTCATAACTCTTGCAAACTTCGTTGTATTCAGTTGTAGTTAGTGGCTGCATGAGTTTGTAATAATAAAGGACAGAAAAAAGAGGGGCAATGTTTATGCCACCTCTAGTGATTGTGTATCTAAAAGTATCATTCCATCCATGAAATCTTGTGTCTGACCACGGAATGAAACGTACCAATTCCACTGCTTTTGAAATACTGAACAACCGTATTTTACCTCACTAAGTATAGCATTTAATCTTGACTTAGTAGTGACAGTCTGCCATCCGCAACTTGAAACCTTTACAGCATTTGTAGAGTGGTCTACTGTTGCGATGTTGTGACCATGTAGAAAAACGTTTGAGCAGTTGGTTGACTCGTTGAAAGTAACCTGAGTATTAGATGAGCTCCAGTTACCCTTATTAGAGATAGCGAAGTTCATGGCTCTTTCGATTTTACGCATGTGATGAAGAATTAGAGTGAATGTTGCGTGGTGTCTCTCCCACCTTTATATAATAGCAAAAAATGCCCACTATAGGGAGAATAGTGGACACTTTATGAACTGGTCGGGTTATGGGTGCGGATTGTATAATTTAAGGTAATATACAAAGGCACACACTAAAATAACAAATAGGAGGCCAATTACGTAAACCATTAGTATAACTTAACCTCTGATCTTACGTTGATTGTTGATAGTAACTCAATGAAATCTAGTGCTTGTTGATATGTAGGAAACCTTGCATATTTGCACTGCTGAGTATCATTGTACCAGTAACGAATAGTTGTGTTCATTAGTAATCAATATCAGAGTTTAAGTAAGAATTAAGGTCGAAATCTTTGTTATCTTGCATCTCTGGAAGATCAAAGATTTGTGCTTCTTGTTTATTAAGTTGTTCAAGAATGTCTTCTGACATAATGATAGTTAATGAAGGAAAAATGGGGCAAGAGGGTGTACATATAGATGAGAGATTCAAACTCTCAATATGTCCGTTGCCCCGTTGGTTGATGATACTTTAGAGGGCTGTTTGCACCTCTACAATATCATCTAATACAGCAAGGATTTCATTCCCATTGTTTGCATTATCTAGCAGGAATTCTGCGAAGTTGAATGATACAAACTGTGTGCTGTCTAATGACATAATAAAAAGTAAATTACGACAAGTGACTGTCTTTTTAGTGGCATAGTCATTCCACATTGTTATCAATTAGTTTGAGTAATCTTCAAACCTTGCTTTAGCAATAGACTCGCATTGTTCCTCATCAAATTGAGGATATTCTGCACAAACTTCTTCAAACAAAGTTTCAAGTAGTGCTTCGTTGTTTATACATGACATGATCAATTAGCCTCCATTTGTATAAGAACCAAGTAAACAATTACCATGTCTAACTTCTGCATATCCATATTGTTCCGATAATTCTAAACATAAACCCCAACAATCTTCGAGGTTAATGAAAGAACTATTTTCAAAAGATGCAGAAGGACAGTGTACAGAATAACGCATGATTAACCCTCCAAAGTAACAAATTGTGCTGGTGAATACTTAGATGTAACTTTATACTTATAGTGGTGAATATACTCTTTTATTTGACTACCAAACTCATCACGAGTTATTATCATTTTCTTTTGCATATCACCTCTGAAAGATAATACTTTTAGCATACGATTGCTGATCAATGTACCATCCCAATTCTTTACAGGATAGAAGTCAACAACCATATTTCCATCTTTTGAAGTAATTTCCATGAAATACCTTTGCTTGACTACTCTATTATAATACATCATTTTGAGGACAATAGGGAGAATAGTGGACAGTTCATGATCTGACCACTGATACTGCTGCCTGTCCCTTGTTGAATATAGTATCAACAACGGCCTCTACTCGCTTTGAGGTGCTGATACCAACTCTATCCCATGCTGGTATCACTACGAGGCCGAACTGTTTGTTTACATTACCCTTACGGATTACCCTCCCTATTGTTTGACTAATAGTGATATAATCCATGTTGCGTAAGAACAATGCAGCTTCTAATCCTGCTACGTTGATACCTTCAGAGAGAATACTGTGGTGCATAACTACAAACTTCTTGGTTGAATCTTTGCCCCATTTGTTTAATGTAGTGAAAAATTCTTCCCTGTTGATCTTCTTACCATCAACGATTGCACCAGTCTTAGATGTTATATACATCCAAGAATAGCCTCTCATTTCTAACTCTGAACAGAACCTAGTCTGTGATGTGAGTGATACTATTTGTGCAGTAGATCTTGCACAAATTAATATCTTGTCCATAGATTGCTCATCGATTGTTGATAACAAGTTCTCGCAATCATGCTCACATTTGAGTCTACTATCGTCTTCCCTTTGTATCTTCTTGATAACAACTTTAGGTGGTAATATGTGTCCCTGTTGTACTAACTCAGGAGCAGGAATATCACATAATACTTTACCATAAACCTCTTCAGTTTCCATGCCTATCTTATCATCAGACAAGCAATGTTTAGGAGTGGCAGTAAAAAAGAAGCACCTGCTATTTGTCTTGGTTGAGTAATACTTAGCAGGGGGCTGAAAGTTCTTCTGAACACTATTATGTGCTTCATCAAAGTATAAAGTATCAATGTTAATCTTTGAATCCTGTATCTTATGAAGAGAATGATACGTGGTAAAGATTAACTTATTGTACCTGTAATTAAAGGTTGCCCAATCACATATAGTGTCAGGATTAGTGCTTGAAAAGTGATGTGTTTCACCACTATGTACGTGCAATACTTTATACTGAAGCATTGGATGTACGTCTAGAAATTGTATGAAATCTTCGGAAAGTTGCTGTGCTAATAGTATACGTGGAGCTACAATTACGATGGTCTTTCTATCAGGATCTTTAAGGATTACATCCCAATCACAACTATTAAACTGCGATTGTGCGTCCTTGATCATACATAGAGTCTTACCACCACCAGTGGGAACTATAACTTGCCCTCTGGAATTGTCCCGTAAACTGTTAACAACTCTTTCCTGATGAGGACGTAACTTTGTCATGGCATTTTGCGACTTAATAATATAATAAACCCTATCAACACTTAAGTCAATAGGGTTTGTGACACTTCAGAATGTGGTCACTTAAATGATACTGTAACAGAAACTATACGTGCAGTAGGGTTACGTGCTAGTGCAGTTTTGCGAGCATCTTGCATATTAGTGGCATGAACTTGCTCTGTAAACATACTACCAGCAACGAATAGTTTAACATCCCATTTCATTGATTGTCCTCCTTACATGTACAAACAGTGGATAGATTACGCAGCTTAAGATAAAGATTAGAAGAGAAATCTGTCTCCTCTTTATTCATTAACTCCGCATTATTGAGACTAAGTATATTCACGATGTACTTAATCTCATCTTTATTTAAGTCAACTAACATGGTTTAATTGTTTAATAATGTTTGACTTAATATTCTTGAGTGACCTTCTATCAGATGCAGTCTTTGATGTAAAAACAACAGAACGATTTGGCCCCTCCCATTTATAATGTTTGGTAGTTCTTACCAACTTAAATTGATAACTTCTCATCAATTTGTTTAGATCTTTGTTCATGTTAACCACTTTTCATCGGTTGTTTCTAACAATTTACCTACCTTATAATCATATCCTTCGCAATACTCAACCTCTTCATAATGTTTGCAATGTTCAAAATCTTTTGCAATTCTCTTTGCTTCAGTTTTATTTTCTGCACCAACTGTTACTGAATAGTAAACAATTTTCTTTGCCTCAAATGTGTAACTGTTTAATAGATCAGACATTTTAAAAGGGAATAAAAAACACGTGGGATGTTAGTTCTTTCTTGGGTTGCGATCCCAGAGGCACATCCATCTCCTCGTTAGCGTGTGATAAGGTGAGAGAAACAAAAAACGGAGACAGTGCATTACTCTTTCGGTCATGTGTCTGCTTCTCGCTTTTGCATTAACCTTCCCCTAGTTAGGAT